AGACGCGATCTTCAGCAATGTACCAGCCTGCAACTGAGTCTGGTAAGCTTCAAAGCATCCTCGAACACTGTCAAGAATTCCGATAAAAGATTCCTTGAAACTGCCGATATCTTCAATAGCTTTTCGGAAGGTGCCGACAAACTTTGTGATACCGACAGCAATAGCACCGAACGAGATACCATTCAGCAGATCAATAATTCCGCTGAAATTAGCTTCACCGAGATTCTTTGCTAAAGAACTGCCGAGTTCGCCAAGGATTTTAACGATGCCACTTCCGATTGTCTTAACGGCGTTCCACACAGCAGAGAGAAGCTGAACAAATTGGCAATTAGCAAGAGCTTCACCAATGACCTCAAAGGCGACGATAACCCCAGATTTCATCTCACCGGCTGCTTCTCCGACTTGAGTCATCCTCTCATGAATTCGCTCAAGCAGAGAATGAAACAATTCGAAATTGGCGGATTCGAATTTCTCTTTGATCTTGTTCTTCAGTGTGGATAAAGCAGTCATAATTGTCTGAATTACCGTAGCAATACCCTCACCGACTTTCTGGAATGCTCCGCTGGTTTTGATAAACTCATCAAACGCAACAATAGCATCGCCAATCCCGCCAGTGAAACCAAGAATTCCATCTCCGAGTGTTCCAAATCCGCCAAACAACGGTTTAATTGCCGTAAATATAGCAGAAAAGGCTTGTTTAACGATGTCCAAGATCGCAAACAAGCCTTTGAAAGTGGATTTTAGATTAGCTGAAGCTGTATCACTGAGCTTCAAATTTGCTGTGAATTTTCGCAAATTCTCAGTAATATCATAAAGCTGTTGGGCTGTGGTGGGAGGAAATATCTCACGGAATGCCTCATAAATTGGTTTGATAACACTCTGAACACCTTCAAAAGCATTTTTAAGTGCCTCAATCAGTTTGGTTCTTCCGCCAAGATCTTTCCACCCTTGCAACATCTCATTGCGAGCATCTGCTTGGGCATCGATAAATCCACCGATAACCTGACTGAGTCCAGTCCAAAGTTCTTTGGCTTCCTCGAAATCACCAAACAGAATTTCCCATGTATTTGCCCATCCGGAGCCTACGGCTTCCTTCAGGGTATCCATTAACTGGGTAAATGTTTTAACATCCTGTGCAGCCGCAAATGCTTTAGCACCGATTTCGGTCGTTTCATCCGCATAATTACGAAGAGTACCGACCAGAGCTTCCGTGGTCATCCACTGATCCTGCAAAGAATCATTGAAGCCATGTGTGGCATCGATGACATTACCCTTGACTGTTTTGTACATTCCGTCAGCAGTCTTGGTTAATGTACCGCAGGCAACAGCCGATTCAAGAAGCTGTGTCTTAAATTCAACAGTTGCCATGTTAGCGTTCTCAATAGATTTCCAGTCGATCAGCTTAACATAACCGGCAGACAAAGCCTGCGCAAAGTTATACATGGCACGAGATGCCTCATTTGCATTGGCGCCGGACACAGCGGCAACATTCGACACACCCTGAATAGCCATTACTGCATCCTCAAGACCGACACCAGCATTGGTAAATTTACCGATGTTGGAAGTCATATCTTGGAAGGAGTAAATGGTCTTATCCGAGTAAGTGTTCAATTCCTGAAGATACTTATTAACTTCTTCAAGAGAGGCGCCGGTACTCATCATGATGGTCTGAATTGACCCCATCTTCAGCTCGTATTCCTCAAAACCCTGACTAATGGGTTCGATTGTCAAGGAACGGAGCATCTGTTTACCGGTGTTTACAACTGAGTTGGTGATGTTTGCAAGGGCGGTTACAGCCATGATCTCCAATGCCGAGAATCGAGTCTTTACTGTTTCAACCGCAGAGCCAAGCCCCGACATATCGACTTTCTTAGCAGCGCTGTCAATGCTCTCAAGACCTTTTGTAGCGCCATCCATATCCAAACTTTTCTTTAATTTTTCAATGGTAGACAAACTGGTTTGAACATTGCTCTCAAACTGCTTATTATCAAACCGCATTTCTACGACTCTTTCGTCGATAGTTTTACTCATAGCTTCGTAACCTCCTTCCATGCTTCATTTGCGATTTTATCAAAAATAGGCTGGATAGCAGGATTGATGTAATCTCGCCCCTGTACCCAGCCTCCGTTACGGGTTCCATGACCATATTGCAGAATGATCGCTATCGGAACCCCATTTTGAATATTTGAGTTGTAAAAGGTGATCTTTGCAGATCCATTTCGGTTTACGATCTCGTAATACCATGAACTGGCGGTCAAACCGGAATCGACAGGCGTTGCAGACGCAAGAGCAGTGACCCCTTCTCGGCCATACTTGTCGAGGTCTCCGAGATGGACCACTTCCTTTGCCCTCTCCAAAAAGCGTGTAACCTTAGAGAAGTCTCCCTTGTGACTGAACCTTATCATTCACGGACCTCCTTATTTAAGAAGCTGATTCACCCGATTCTGTATTGCGGAAGGATCGTAACCAGCTGCCTTCAGCCGATTAGTCCTGTCCACACCGTTACCCCACAGCCCCTGAATTACTTCACGGGCGATCTGGTCAGTGCTTTTTTTCGCAGAAGATACAGAGACTGCCGTTCCACTTTTGGTTGTTACATAGGTGTCAAAACCAGCAGCTTTCAGCTTTGTAGCCATAGCGTCAGCATTTGTTTTCTTACTGAATGCGCCGACCTGAATCTTGTAAAGGTTATCGACCTTAACCATGTAGGTATCGAAACCGGCAGCTTTCACCTTCTGAAGCATTGCATCTGCATTCGCCTTGTTTCTGAAAGCTCCTGTCTGCACCCGATAAAGTACCTTATTATCGGCAGGCTTCTCAGTTCCACCAGCAGAGCCCCCAAGCTTAGCCGTAACTTTGGACGCAAGATCGCCCATTCGAGCATACATCCAGTCACCAGGGCAACTCTTGTTGGCAAACCAACGATGTACGGTCAGAACCATTTCATTGGAAGCTGGCTCATAGTTCAGAGTCTTTGTTTTATCACCGAACCAGAGCAGCTTGGTTTTCCCGTAACGCTTGCAAATGTCTGTGCAAAGCTCGATCAGTTTTGCATATACAGTGTCGTTGAATGCGTAAGGATGTGTAGCATCGCTGGCACACTCGATCGTTATCGCACGCTGGTCGTTTGCATTAGAGGACGAACACCATGAACGGTTCTTCTCTTCCACATACATACCTACTCGACCATCTACGCCGATACCATACTGACAGGAAGCCTGTCTGGAAGTCGGAGCAAAAATATTGCCAAGGGTTTCCACCGAGCACTGACCAACTACACAATGAGGCGTGATACGGTCAACAGCATGGGTTCTCTGTCCAGAATGATTAGGACTTAACTTGGTATAAGATACCAAAGGGCTGTTACTCATTTTTCGTTTCCTCCTTCACGCTCTGAATCTGTTTCAGCATCTGAATAACCTTGTCATAACCAACCGTAGAGATCAGGAAGCCCAGATACATCAGAACGACGATCTCAACCCCAATCTTCATAGTAAAGACCGTGTCAGTCATGATAAGGTAAATCACGCTAACAGCACAGGCGATCAGGACTGACAGAACTGCCGCAAGAACATTAGAAGAATACTTGACCTTCGTTCCATCAAGCAGCTTCTTAATACCCTCCACTGTCAGATTCGTGATAACGGATACGATCAACAGTGCTGTAGTCAAAAAACTGATAGGCATCACTAAACCTCCTCATAATTCGTATTTTCTTCCGGTTCGCTTTCCTGCTTGAGTCGTTCTTCACGCTTTTCGAAGAATGTTTCGAAAAGGGCTTTGAAGAAGTAGCCAAGCATAACCCCGACAACGGTCGACGCTATTGTGCTGGAAAGCGATTCCGCAATTTGTACTTGCCCCATAAACGCAAGCACATAAGACAGTTGCAAATCAACCAGCGAAACCGCCAGAATGATTGCTACTGCTTTTTTGGTAAAAGTTTTAAGCCAGTTATTGTAAGGCTGCTTTTTATGGCAAACTCGCCTTAACATGCATTTTCGGCATCGTCTGTTCATTCAATCACCCCTTAGAGCCAAAGCGTTTTCGATTGGCAGCGTTAATAGCTGCATTCCGATTCCACATTTCACGCTTACTTCTTCGCTTAGGTGGAGAGTTCTTGACATTACATACCCGTATGAGGGTCAGCAGTCTGTTCAAATGCCATTTTTGAAACTCCACAGGGATGTTATAAGAAATCATCCAGTAGTAAATAAGCTCCGATGTAACCGTTTCTTTATTGCCTCTGGTCTGCTTCTCCTCGATAAGGCAAGTTGCGGTCATAGGTGCTTCGATGTACGCATTGATGGCGGCGTAGTTTTCAGCAGACAGCCGAGTATATACTTCGGGATCGACATTCTGGGTTAAGGTCATACATCGTACATAATCAAGAATTTCCTCGTCGGTTTTTTCTTGTTTTCCGAGAAATGCCTTGTTCCATTTGCTTTCCCATTTTGAAAGAGAGACTAAGGAATGCTCCAACTGCAAAGTCTGCTCTTTCTTGTAGACAAATTCCTCATGAATTTCATCCCAAAACTCGGCAGCCGGCACAGTAATTTTCAGCATTCCTTAGTCCTCCGAGTTTTCTTTAATTAGATGCGATGGGCGTAACCTGCTTATTGCCGTTGGCACGCATCACACGGTTGACAAATTCGGATGCGGCACCGGCGTCGGTGACAAGCTTCTCGAACAGCACCTCATAAGCGGGGGTTTCCATAAAGCCTCTGGAAATTTCCTCAGACTTCATGAAGCGTCTGCCGTCATCGCTCTTCTCGCCATAGGCGGTCTTAATAAAGTTCTCGAAGAACTCCATAATAAGCGCCCCATTCGGGCTGGCAGCGATACTCTTAAGCTGAACATCGTAGCCGCCCTTGGCGCTGGCCTGCATCTTTACGATTTCAGGCTTAGACAGATCGAAGTAAAAGTCTTCAGTTCTCTGAACACCATTCAGATCGGTATAGGTGATAGTTTCCTTAGTCATTGAAATTTTCTCCTTTCAAATTAAAAAAGTAGGAGCCGCCAGCTTACCTGAATACGGCTCCATGATTATACAGATTAGCCCTGCGGATTCTGAATCTTATCGAACAGCTCGATAATCTCATCAGGCAGAGGCAGACGAGGCTCGACACCATCGTTACCGCCATCGGTGGTCGGGTCCTTACCGTACAGGATCTCTTCCAGCTGGGTCATGAACTCGGCACTAAACTTAGTAGAGTCGAAGGTCAGCGTGGCGGTCGGCTTCAGCTTCTTACCGTTGACCAGCTTGTTGATAGAAACAGGCGTGGTGCTGATCTCCCAGGACAGAGTAGCCGCCTCAGGACTATCGTTGACAGTGCTGTAACCCTTTTCAGAGGGTGCTGCCAGGCAGCCATAAACCAGATGCAGCTTATAACCGTAATCGTTCAGATCGGTATCGTTACCCAGAATGGTACGATATGCCAAGCCGAAAGTCTTACGGGACTGCTGGCCTGCGTACATACCGGGCATGATCTCAACGGAACCATCACACTCGGCAAACTCATCGGGGTACATATATGCCTCAACAGTAGCGCCGAACTCCTCGTTGGAAACCAGATTCACATACTTGATGTTATCGGCGTAAATAGGGGAAGCCTCAGCACCGGAAGGGCTCTCTGTAACGGCAGTCAGACCATTCCATGCAACGCCCTTGTTATAAACACCGCCGGTCTGCATCGGATAGAGAACGCCATGGTCACAGCCGGTTTCGTACAGGCGCTCGCCAGTTTTATCCCAAATGATTTTGGACATAAAGATATTCCTCCTTATCAAAAATAGAGCGAGAACTTCCAATGATTCAGATTCTCGCTTGCATAATATCGTTCAAATCGGCATGTGGGTATAGAAACCACCTTACCGACAAGCTCACTATCCGGGTCAGAGTCAATGACAGTGACGGAATAGTGTCTGTGAGATGAATAAACCCCGTTATCGGCGTGCACATTTTCGATATCATCAAGTGCATAAACGATAGCGGGGTATTTCATTTTTACCGACTCAGGAGGTTGAAAATACACATTTCTGCTTTCAAGGATTTCTTCCAGGAAAGTTTGCAGATTAAGCCTGCTCGCCATTGTATACACCTCCCACAGTCAGTATAAGTCTTGGGTACTGAACTTCGACGCTTGTGACTTTCCATTTAGCACCCATAAACTCAACGTATCTCATCGAATGAAAATTCTCATTGGCAAATGGATCGGCTACGATACTGATCTCATTCGCAACATTGATGTTGTCGTTGAGTTGTTCCGCAGGCTGAAGCCTACGAGTGTTACGAGTTAGATCACCATAGTACATACGCTCGATGATCTTCTCTGCCCAAACGCCCGGCTTAGTCTCTTCTGTTACAGCGTAGCCGATTACTCCATAAAATTTAGCCATTTTGAATTTTCACTCCTCGCTGAATTTAGCCGCCAATATTAGTAGTGACATCCTCTTCCAGAGCAATAGCGGACATGACACGAGTATTGGCGCCGGAGCAACGAGTCTCCAGCAGGCTCTTCTCCTGGTTGAAATCGATGTCGAAATCAGTGAAGTGAGTGATTTCACCGCCCTTGGTAGCGCCCAGAGAATAATCAGCCAGATTGACCATCAGTCCCAGAAGCTTCTTGGTCTTGCTGTCCGTGGTAGTACGAGTCTTGCCCTCAAACTGCTCAGCAGTGATAATCTGGCCAACATTCAGAGCCGCCGCCAGATCGCTGACCTTGTCATAGATGCGACGACCATTCAGGTCACGGGCAAGCAGCATGACATTGACCAGATGGGGCGTGCAGTAGAAGTCGGGAGTGCCGGAACCCTTATACTTCTCACGAGCATACAGCAGAGACTGAATCACGGCTTCTGCATAAATGTAATTCTCGCCGAAATTAGCGGAAGTGTTGGTGCCCTGGAGAGTAGCCTTCATGCCGGCAATGTCGACATCAGCATGAATGGTGTACAGCTCGTCATCCAGCCAGATCGGGCGGATCTTATCCTCAGCGATCTTGCCGTCAGCACCAACCTCACGACCGTCACCGATCATGATAGCCGTAGCCAGTTCCTCGTTCAGGTTCATACGGTCAATACCATACAGGTACTGCACCACATCGAAGTCCTGAATATCGATGATGTCGTCACGATCAAGCTTACTCTTTACATACACGGTCTGAGGATCAGTCGTTCTGTGGAGCAGCTGAATATTGCCAACATAACCCTTTTGGGCACCCTTCTTATAACCCTTGGCACGGAGAGCCTCGATGTTACGCAGATCAGCCTGGCGGGTACGGATACGGGAGATAGGGCTCTTGTGAACCTTCTTCAGAACCTCATTCACCCAACCCTGGTCAGTGGTAAGCAGTTCGGGAGCACCGGGACGAACATCCTTGTACTCGGGAAACAGGGTTTCAATACCGTCGATACCATGAGCCAGAACGCTGTCAGGATTCTGCTCTGCGTAGATGTCCATAGCAGTACGAAGACTGCCGACGCTGTTGGACTTAGCCATAGAAATGATGCTTGCCTGGTCAGCATGAGACAGAACCTCGGTCTTCTTCTGCTGATCGTTGTCAAAGACATTGTGTTTCATTGTGTTATCCTCCTTATTGGATTCAGATTTGTTGTCGGAATCATCCTTGGATTCCTTTTCGGGTTCGCCTTCGAGAGCCTGTGCGATAAGCGCATACATGACATTCTGCTGCTTCTCGGACATGGAATCGATCACATCAGCAATCGTCTCTTCATTGTCCTTCTTCTCTTCCTTGTTTTCAGCAGGCTTGTCCTCTTTGGAATCCTTCTTTTCCTCGTCTTCCGGATCATCCTTAGATTCCGCAGAATGAGAAAGACAGAGAGGCATTCCGGTATAGATGATAGCCTCATCATCGGACATTTCGCCGTGCTTCAGCATAGAATCAATAAATGCACCGGGGTTAGCACCCTTATGCACCAGGCTCACCTCACAAATACAGCCATGCAGCACATCAGGACCAGCCTGCTGAAGCTGATTGGCGTAAATGGACAGAGCACAGATGTCACCGTGCTTAATAAGGACCTTCGCAATTTCACCATCAGCAGTGTCATTGAGAAAGCCGTAGGTGTAAACACCTTCCTCACGGTTCTCAAGCCATGCATGACCGAGAACATCACGAGGACTGTTGTGCTGATGATTCCAGACCAGCGGGACTTTAATACCGTCGTTATTCTTAAAGGCGTCCCGACGAATTACTCGTCCATCAGAACACTTAAGGTCGTTTCGGGTTGCCCAGCCGCTGAAATCACAAGCCTCAACCGAAAAAGGTCTACTCATTTTGAATTTCCTCCTTACTTTTTCGATTTTTGCTTAGAGATTTTGTCGTCCAAATCACTTGCTGAGTCTCCAACTGAATCAACTTCGGCAATGGGCATTTCTTCCGACTGCTGATTGGAACCGGACGGCGCACTCAGGTTCTTATTTCTGAGTTCATCTGCTCTCGGGTCATCAGAGGGTTTCATACCGACTACCTGACGAATTTCATTCGAAGTCATGATTTCATTTCTTGTAAACTTGTCAGCAATTTCAGCAATATCATTGACAGGAACCAGTTTGAACGGGTCTCTGAAGAATGAAATTGACTGGTGTTGTGATCGGGCAGTTTTGGTCAGAAACTTTCGTTTCATCTCATCAACAATAGCGGAAATGATCGGCTCAATTGTCCGGTTGTTATAGTTCAGCATTGTCTTCTCGTCCGCTGTTCCATCCAAAATGCTCTGAGTGATCCCCAACTGGCTGTATAGCATACTCGTCAAGTATTCAATCTGGGACATTAGGTTGTTGTTCACGGAACGATTCAACTGTGTGATATGCTCAGTACCATCAGTGTAAGCGATACCATACTTTGAACCTGACAACTGGTTTTCTATATCTTTACGCCGATTTTCGGCCTGTTGACGCCTTGCTTCTGTCTTGATTACATAAGGAAGCTGAATAATCAAATCGAGTTTTCCAGATCCGCTTTGCTCATCAATGACATCAAGTAGGTTAAGTTTACGAATGAGCCGCTGCATAGTTGAGTTCGGCTCATTGATAACTGCGTACAGTGGATTTTCAATGATAGCCACTGCACTTTTCGGCACCACAATATCTTCTTTTCTTCCCGTTTGTTCATTGTACACACGAGCACGAATATACTGAGGATGCCAGTCTAAAATCTGTCCGACACGCAGAGACTGTATATCATACGAACCGGACACATTTGGGTCAGTCGTGGTGTCGACCGGAACAATAGCCACGCTTCCTTCATCAAACATAGAGATAACTACATCCTGAACGAACGACCGTGCCGTCTGATCGACATTCGCTTCCAAAGTGAGGCAATTATTCAATCCGTCATCGATGACCGAAAGAAAACGCCCATTTTCATCCAACCGAACATGCTGAATATTCAGGGCCGCAACATCAAGCGCAATTCGGTTATAAACCGATGTGACGATTGATCTTTCATTACCTCTGGACATTCTTGGTCTGTCAGCTCGGTATGAGTAGCTCATACCTAAATCCCGGTAATTCGTTTGAACATTACCAGTAAACGCATTCCAAGCATGTTTCAGTCTGGAACCAAAAGACATCTCCATTTTGAATCATCACCTCCTTAAACCATATCAACATTTTTCTTCTTATAGGCAACTCGACCGGAAGCCCAGATACCATTCTTCAGCTGCTGCATATCATAACCTCTGTCAGCCAGAGCCATATGCACGCCGACTTCACCTCGTTTTGCAACGAATTGAACGACACGCCCTGAAGGTGCGGTAACATTCTTGACGGACTCATTCATCAGTTCAGCCATCTTCCGATTATAGGAATTGATAGCCGAAGAACTGATCTTACCTTTCGATGTCACAGAAGAAGGATTTTTCAATAGTTGATTGGCATACTGATCGAGTTCTTTGGAAATATCTTTGCGGGCTTTAGATACAATTTTGTCGTGGTTTTTATGAGCCCAATTTGCGTCTTTCTTTTCCAAACGCTTTTGACCTGCGGCGGTCAAAGTTCCGTCTTTGTTCTGGAAACGGCGAACGCCCCATTTCTGACCGAGAATACCATGATGATACATCTCATCCAACTTGACCACCTCCTTATTCAAATGCGTCTCGATTTAGTTTATAAGCAATATAAGCATCCATCATTGCCGCAACAGCATCGATTTTCTGCTCGTATCGCTTCTTCAAAAGTTTACGGTTTCCGTTTGTATCTTCAAGGGTAATGCAGTTACCCATAGCGAAGGTCATAAGGTCCTCATCGAAGATAAGCATTCTTTCTTCAGAAAGCTTTTTCAGTTCTCCAAGTGGAACCGACTCAGTTTTAGCGCCTTGGATAACTTTCTCAATTCCAAACGGACCGTTTTCAGATTCCCATCTCGCTACAAATTCTTTTGCGTTATAAGGGTCAAACCCAAGACATCGAACATCATATCCACACTCCTGAATATGGTTATCCAAATCTTCATAGACATCCATCATATTAAGTACAGCACCCTCTAAAACAATTAAACTGCCCTCCGCCATGAATTGATCGTATTTGATCCGCATAGCAGCAGGCAGCTTCATTAAAGTTGTAGAGGTAATATAATTTCGTGTCTTGATACCAAAAGAACCATTTGGCAGAGGAAACAAGAATGTAAATGCGCAGAAGTCATCGCCCTGCGATAAGTCTGCACCGAGAGAACAAGGCATCTGCCAGTAGTCCCTCTTTCGATGCGGAAGAGTTTCTTCATAAGTGAAGTAATAGGTATAGCCCTCCATAGGCAGCCCAAATCTCTTTGCAAGGATATCGTTTCGGGCAGCTGGAGCTTTTTCAGCTCGTTCAACATCAAGCTGATAAGTTTCATAGCTTACAGTTTTTCCGAGATTCGGATTAGCCTTGAGCCACATTTCCGGGTCTCCGACTTCATCAATGGAATCAAGCTTATACCACCAAATGGAAACATGGGGATTGATGTAGTCACCCTTAAGGATGTCCATCAATTCCATTTTGATAGTGTCGCCGCTTCCGTTACGAACCGTACCTTCCGAGCTGATTGCAACAATGATATAGTCATTCACCTTGGATGCACCCTGCTCAATAGCACCAATAACATCCTCTCGAATGTCACCGGAAAGCCACTCATCAACGGTCGCAACCTTGATTTGTAGACCCTGGAGCTTATTGATGCTCATTGGTCTGACCTCAAGAAGAGAACCAGTAAGGAAGTTTTCAACGCCCTTTTTTGTAGAGGCTAACTTTGTTCGATTCGCTTTGGAACCAGTTGTGTTTTGCAAAGAGCCTTCTGTCAAGAACTGAAACAGCGGTCCTCTCGAACGAGTGATAGCGGTGCGAAGAGGGGACATGACCTCCTCCGCTTGCTTCATTGTAGGGGCGGTGGTGATCTGATGAGTAGTAGAGGTATCAACATTCAGAAAGTAACCCTGCAAGGTTGAGCCGTACATTGATTTAGCGGCGCCTCGTGCAACGATCAAATACTGTTTGTTAATCAGCCTTTTTTTCACATTCTTGCGAACATAGTGCCCACCGTGACCATCTGGATTCGGTTGATACACGCTTCGCTCAACAAAATAGTACCAACCAAAGATCTGTTCACCCCAAAGTTTGAAGCTATCCAATAAGCTGAGGTCAGAGCCATCTGTTAGAGTAAGTTCAGACTCACAATAAGCGATCCATCCCTCAACAGCTTGGTCATCATAGTACACACCCGGATTAGCGATGAGATCATCAATACGGTTCATTTCCATAGAGATCTCTTTGCAGACTGGGATTTCCCCTCGAATCACGGCATCACGAAACATGCCATAATACTTGGGAACGGCAGTGTTTGATAATGCCATAAGTACCTCCTTAGCCAGCTTTCTTAGCCATACCGTTTACAATTTCTTTGATCTTGCCGTAGTTATTATAAATGGTTAAGGCGGTCGAAGTAGCGGTTGCAATTGTTCCGGCAACTTTCAGAGTTTTTGATACATATTCCTTTCCACGATTCACATCAGTCGAAGACAATTGACTGTACTGTTTCTCCATCTGAAGACGATTCAGTCGGTTACGAAGCTCTGCATCACTCATAGACTTAACGCTCTTACTGTTATGAGCTTTAGCATAGTCCTCATGAGCAGGAGCATCAGAGTTAGAAGAACTTTCTCTTTTCTTTCCGGCTGCGGTACGAGTGCCATCTTTGTTCTGATAGCGCCGGACGCCCCATTTCATGCCGATGATGCCATGATGGGCGAGTGTTGTATTGTCCATTTTGAAATCCTCCTCTCACATTTAATCCGGATCAACTGTTACATTGATTCGCCATTCGAGCTCGCTGATCTGTCGGTTGATTGCTTCCATGACGGCTGAGCTTAAAGGCGGATCAAATGTCAGTTTTACCTTCAGGTAGATAAAAGTTTTTACAAATTCAAGACGAGGATCATCATACAAGAATTCAGACCAGGTCTTACTTGCATCTTCGATACGGAATCCTTCTTCAGGACCGACACCGAGCTGCGTCAAGACCGAGAATGCCGAATTGATGTACATTACGATGTCCGGGTCAAAGTGCTCATACTCTTCAGCAATTCCGAGCAGCTTTTTAATCGATGTCAGTATACTATCCATATCGCGTTCTCCTTACTGCCTGACGGCTACAAATTTCTTCATACAGAATCCTTCGATGCCGGCAGCAGTGCAGACAGCGTACCAGTCATCATTGGAATCGCCCATGTCAATTTCCAATTCGTCAAGACAGGTCACAACGGTTACTACTCTGGAATCCTTAGATGGCTTTTCACGAATGTTCAGCTTCAGGCAATCAGTGACGACACCGATCACATTCCGAGCTGCATCTTCGCAAAACCCTGCTTCCTGCTCCTCGATGTTATCGGTCGATTCATCAAGAACAGAGTTTTCATAGATTTCCTTAGTCATTGAAATTTTCTCCTTTCATTATTTTCGCCAGGGACAGGTATCATTTTGTGTGCGTTGAACAGGTGGAAGAACCAGTAAGCTTTCATCACCATAGTGAATCGCATTGTGTGTATTCAACTTGGTGCAAACTGCATTCTCCGGATCGAAAACGCAGGGGCTCCGATTTAAGATATCTTCATAAGTAATCGGATTCAGATGATGGATCAATACGGAACCAAAGATTTCATAACCCGGCATACCAAGATCACAACCTTCATCCCGAATGATAATTTCATCTCGGAATTGCAGCCATTGATCCGAATGATAAAACTCTTGGTTCAACCATCGCTTAAAACCGAAAGTTTCTTTTCCAACGGAACCATCAAGCTTTAAGTAGAGAAATCGTTCTTCAAATGTCGGCAATGTAATTAACTCCGAATAGGTTTTAATACTCATCGTCTTCACCGCCTGCACCGGAATATCTCCTAAACGCTTCGAGAGCCTTGTTGTAGAACTCCTTGGCTTCACTGTTGGAATTTAGATTCTTGGTCTTCGCTTCGATAAGCTCTTTCTGCTTCTCCAGAATCTCCTTTTCAATTCGTTCCTTACTGGAACCGAGCTTCAAATAATGTGTTATGACCTGAGAAGAAGCAGTTCCGTCTCTGAGCTGCTTTTCAGCACATTGAACCGCCAAAGAAATCATTAAGTTCTCTTGCGCTTCGAGAGATGTCGGTGGTCTCAATGGGCTGTTTGAGTCGGAAGAGCTTGCAGCTTTACCTTTTGGCATTGGCACTGCCTCCTCTCTTAAAAAATTTGGTGCGGATAACAGGAGTTGAACCTGCACGGAGATAACCTCCAATAAATTCTGAGTCTATTGCGTCTGCCAGTTCCGCCATATCCGCATACTTGTACTGCACTTTTTATCTGAACCGATGCTCTTTTAGGTGAGAATAGGTGCAGTATTTGAAAGAACTTACAGAGCTGAATTTCCACCAATCACCGAAAGGAGAAAAGAAACATGAAAGGAGATGTTCACACTTTATGGAAAATGTCTCAACCCTGTAAGCTCGTTCAAATACTGCACCCGTGGGGTAAACCCCATTCCCAAAATATCCCTCCGGAGATTTTTTTAAGACCGCCGCGATGAGGTAGGGGGTGTGATTTTGGAGACCCCCTCCCCATGTCTTTAAGCCCTGTGGCAGCAGTGCAGATCAAGTGGTTATTTGTTTGTATTGACTTCAAGTTCAAATGTTTTCAGAGAAGAAAACAAAAACTTTATTCAAAGAGCATTAGACCTCAACCTATAGTTCAAGCCTTGTCTGCTTTTGTTGTTTTCGTTCTCTTAACTTTCTTGTAAATGTTCATGAAGTCGTAACGAATGATCTCGTCAATCGCTCTTTCTATCTCTTGATTGTTCTCTTCTTCAGAGAATTGGTCAGAAGTGTGAGCAATTCGATCGAGATAAGCGCAAGTGTTGTAACCCTTTTCTACATCGAACAGGAACCAATCGGAGAACTGTTCAAATGGATTATAAGGGTTGTCAAATGTGGTAAGGGCACAAGAACCATTCATACCAGTCACTCCTTTCAATTCAAGTAATTAGACACTGTGCTTGTTGAAACACCAAGAGCTTCAGCAATTTCCGATGTGCTGTAGCCAGAAGCATTCATTGAAGCAATCTTATTCTGCTTTGCAGTGCTGAGAGTTGTTGTTGCTCTCGGTGTTGCGCGCTGTCTAAGACTGTCAATGTCCACATTGTCGATGATTTGGGTGAGCTTGTTCTCACTAATAGCACCAGCTTGAATTGCTTCCCATTCACGGTCTGTAATTTTAATGGTTTCTCGCTTTGCGCCAACAGAGGCACGAGCCTGAGTAAGCGCCTGCTGGCTTGCTTTCTTGAGTTCGCCCTTTGTCATATCCGGGTTATCCTGCTTTTTAGCAGCCACTACTGCATTAGCCATGGTCTGAGCCTGTCTTTCTCTGGGAGCATTCTTCAAAGCCACATTAAGTTTTGCATTTAGAGAGTCGACCTCAGCTTGATAGGTCTCTTTTGCAGTGGCAGAGTAGGGTACTTTTCCGGTGGATAGGATCTCAAGACGAGCCTGGTTGCCCAGGGCTTTCATCTTATTAGCGTAGTTAGCATAAGCACGCTCCACGGGGGTATCAGCTTCAGATACCAGGGTATAGGCATCCTTTGCTTCAGCCATCTTAGTGCTGGGCTGAGTACGCTCTTTGACCTTGCCAGTTCGCTTATCAACGTAAACAGGGTCATCTACATCTTTCCATATGTATTCACCAGTTTTTTCGTCGATTTTTGGGCTACCTTGCCTCTTGATAATGGAAGTCTCAGACTTAGCACGGGAAATCAGAGTCGAAGCACCCTCATGGTATCTTCCATCCTCATCAACTGTACCCTGATACTTCTTTTTCAAAGAGCTGATGCCATTGTCGATCTCACTTTGCTTGTAGTCCAGCTTGTGTTTTTCGGCATCAATAACTACCATGCTATGACGAACTGCTCTTGCAAGCTCATCCTGCGTAGCTCCCTTCAAAGTCATGTCGGTAATCAGATTAGAAATGACACCCATCTCTTTCTGTGTGTTCTTCATAGGCTTGAAAGTGCCAGCAGGTTTTCCACCATACTCCAATTTTGGGTCAAATCCTTCAAGCCCCTTCAGAGGAGGAGTGGAAGTAATCTTGACCTTGCTTTTACCAGAGTTACAGGGGATGACCATGACAGTATCACCATCAAAGTCAGCACCTGAAAGCCGTTCTGCAACCTTACTGTTAATACCGATGGCATCTTTAGGGGTGTTACCAAGGATTCTGCGAGCCTCTGCCTGCTTGTTATTCACTGTCAAGATAGGAATCTCAAAAGTTCCGCCATGCGGATAACGAACCAGAGCTACTGTTTCACCATTCTTATAATTCGGAGCATACACTTCATTGTCTTTCATCGAAGTGATAGGTAGAATCACCTGATATTTCTGACGAGGAAGAGCAGCTGCCTGAAGGTGCACAGCAGCAGAGTCACAATCATCCGCAAAGGATTTCAGTAATGATTTTTTGACCGTCGGATTTGTCAGTGAACAGATTTCATCAAATTCAGCCATTTTATCAGATGCCGCCAAGTTCAGCTGTTTATTGACCAGACTCAAACTCTGCTTAGAAAGAAACTGGGAGGGGAGTTTATCCGCCCATTCACCCCAGTCGCCCTCTTCGGCACGCTTATTGATAAGGGAAAGCTGTCGTTTGCCATCAGCATCGATGTAATAGCTCTGCCCACCGGCTTTGATAAGTGAACCAAACGGATTGTCAGGGTCATCCTTGACCTTCTTCAGAACATCCGATGTCGGGGTGCCTTTTTTCTTATTAGTATTGAACATTACATCCACGCCATCAGGAAGATCATCAGAATAGACAGCCATTCCTTTCAAATATCTATTACCATCCACCAGAATGCGAACCTGAGCATAATGGGAATCACCAAGAGACAAGTCATCTACACCGCGACGAATTTCAATGACACCATCTTTCTGAATTCCGCCGTCTTCTGCATAACGGATTTTCAAGCGACTTGAATCCATGCTTTTGGGATAGACGAACTTATCGAAAGTCTCGCCGTCATCATGAGACACATAGTCTCTGACAGAATGAACATTCTCAAAATTATAAATCTCTTTATGCTCTGTTCCTGGAGGGCAGAGAACCTTGATGTTTGTTTGCTTACCCGGGTTTGTTACCTGAGGGACACCGCCACCATAGATGTGATAGCCTTCCATTTCCAAAATATAAAGAGCCTGGTTCATTTTCTCTTTCGAAATACCAAGCTCTCTTTCGACTCCGGTTCCGACATCGATCATGCCTTTTTCCGAAATCTGTTTTTTCAGAAATTCAGCGGTCTGCTTTGCCTGATTCATACGAGCTTCGGAACTCTCATTCAAAAGTGAGCGAACCGAAGAATCGTTAGCAAAGCCCATCTTGTCAGCGATTTCATTCAAACTATAACCCTTAGCACGAAGAGCCTTAGCCGTAGCGACATCAGCAGAACGGCGTTCGTCCTTTGCAAGGCTCATCTGGGTACGAAATTGGGTTGTACTCAAGCCCATAGATTTTGCAATGGCCACTTCTCCTGTGTAAGTTTTTCCATCTTTATCTGTAAAGGTGAAATTAGACTTTTTCAGTTCTTCCACACGAGAGAGAAAATCACCGCTGTGCTGATAAGGGTTATCACCCGAACCCCAAGGATAACGACCAGACCTTCTGGGCATACCGTAATGCATTAAAATATCATCCGTGAGACTCATGGTTTAACCCTCCTGTTCTCTGATTTTTCTAATAACCTTGTCGAAAGTAATAATCTTGTCCATGATTGGAACAATATCTTCGGCAGTAGGCGTGTGATATAGAATTTCATTGTTCTGATACAGACGAAGTTCCATCTCGATTTCCGATGGTTTCACCTTGTATTCCAAACAAAAAAGAGCAGCGTATATTTCAAGCTGCTCCATGTGCGCCGGCACGACACCGGTCTTCAAATCGTGAATACGAAGCGTACCATTCCGAAACACAATCGTATCGGCGGTGCCAAAGCAATTTTCTGAATAAAACAGAATCTGTTCAGGCACCATACGAAAACTAATTGCGTCATTGACATACATGTTCAATGTTTTCTGTGACTTAGGGAGTTTTTGCCCCAAAGTGATACATTGACATGCAAAGTCATGTAGAACGGTTCCTCGCTGTGTGGCCAAAAACTTTGAATAAGCATCGGCTACTTTTGTTTCATCATAGTTAATCCAATGATACTTGCTGGCACCAAGAAAAGCGTGTTGCCCTTCAAGATTGGAATGATTGTTGAAGATCATGCAGCACTTCCTCCTTGTTCTCAGGGCAAATAAATCTGGAAAAAGACATCTCGTCCATCTTGCCCACATAATATTCTTGGTTCGGTTGCTTTTTTGCGCCAGCGTGTTGTTTACATTCCAGAGCAGCCCATTTGTCATTGAACAGAATAAGCAGATCAGGAATACCCTGTAAATATCCAGAGTTGCTTTTCATCACGATGCAACCCGGAAAAAGTTTCTTAAGCTCCTTAATGAGCTTCGATTGAAATTGACTTTCGAGCATTGGCAAATGAGCCTCCTTTCATGTAGTTTTTTCAAAACTGAAAAGAGAATGTCTATTCTTAAAAATAGCTTTTTTACTCCTCTCTTCATAAAAGGGAATGTATTTTTCGCGCGGCGGAAAAAGACATAAAAAAAGACCGAGACACCGTTTAAGCATCTCGGTCAAATATAAAGTTGTTTGTTATCGAGCTTCTACACTTACTGGATCAAGTTCAAAGAGACCTGTATCAGAATTGTAGCTCCGCACTTTAGCCTGTATTTTTACATTGCTGCCGACTTTGATATAATCAGCAAGCGTAAGCCCGTCTCCTAAATCATATACCCCAACATCCTTAAACTTAAAAGTTGGACCAGGGTTTTCAGTATTTTCATCCACATAGTCTCCTGCACTGATTAGCAAATCATATCGAGTGTCGTAGTTATCGTGGTTTGTAAGATATGTAATGCAGCCATTAAACTCAATAACCTGGTTCTTATGAGCCTCTGCAAAATCGGCATACGATTGGTCCATATCTGCTTTAAGAGAAAGTATTGCTGCCAATTCCGGAGAATTATCTACTGTCAAAATATCAATAGCGGGCGCTTCGGTTGAAACAGATTCACTGTCTGTTTCAGAAGTTTCTTTTTCCGGGAATGTGTGATATGTGATTATAACCTCGACATCAGCCGGATACCAAGCATCAGCAGAGTATCCAGTATCGCCATCCACGGAAACAGATTCGACCTCACCGTCTTTTGTAAGCCAACCAGTAACAAGGTCGTCAAGTTTTTCAAGTTTGATGTTTGTGAAGCCACTACTTTCAAACTCGTCAACTACTTTTTGATAATCCTTGCCTTTTTGAATACTGGAACCTGACGGAGTTTTAGCTTCGCCTTCATGCCCCTCTGAACTACAACCTGCAATCATAAATATCATGACAATCGCCATGCACGCTGCCAAGAACTTTCTCA